TTCCCGACACTGCTGCACGCGCGCACCGAGATCGAACGCTGGCGACGCGAATACAACGAGGACCGCCCCAAGAAAGCAATCGGCGGCATGACACCAGCTGCTTATGCCCAACATCTGGCCAACACCGATATCATTACCCCCGGACTCTAAACCAAGCCGCTACTCAGGGCGGGGGGATGTCGCATGGCCCACACGTCCGCAACCTTCCAGTCGAAGATGGGCCGCCAAACCATGGATCCCGATTCGTGGTGATTGAATCGAGGCTGACGCGCACGGCGATCACTTTCCTCCGCGCGAATTCCTAGCCACTGAAGCACCGGCCCACTCCGAAGCATTGGGCCTACGATTTGCAGAGTGATCGGCAATACTTTCAGTTCCTCAGTGCAAAACTGCGACTGGCTTGCTGGAAAGCGCTGCTTGACCATGCAGAGGTCAAGGAAGGGGAAGCCAGAAGGCTTCAGCAAAGCTGCAGCACGCTGAACGATGTCATCTGGCATACCGTGCTTGGGCCAAGACTGCAGCACGTAGGCGCGCCGATGCTCCAGTTCGGCGGAAAAGTCTGCGCGAACCACCTCGATGGTGGGTCCGCCTGTGCGATGCGCCAACGAATGCACGAAGTCGTAGGTCAGCGGATGCTCGTTGCCGGTGTCGGCAAACACCGCGCGGAACCGTCGGCCTGACTCGATCGCCTTCAGGTAGGTGGCGGTACTGTCCTTGCCGCCGCTGACGTTTACGAGGTGCTGAGTTTGTCTGAAAAACCCCTGGTCAATGGACTTAGCCATGGTTGGCCTCCTTATCGCTCAAGATGGTCCGCTCCGCTTCGCGCAAGTGCTGCAATGTGTCGGTGTCGATCCGGTCCAGCGCCTCGGCGATGGTGTAGTCCATCTCGGCCAGCCAATCGGCACGATTCAGCACCAGAGCGGCGGTCAGCGCCTCCCCGGTGGACAAGGGGCCAGGCCTTCCCATACGCGCGGCGGCGCGAGCAACCTCGATCGTGCGCCGCAGGTTCATGGCTGCGTCCTCCATGCGGCGCCGAGCTGGGCGCGTGCTTCCTCGACACGCATGAGGCGCAAGCCCCAGCGCACCGACCAGGTGCGGGCCTGCTGCTCGTTGCAGGTCAGCATCAGTTGCCCGGAGGACTCCAAGCGATCAGCGCGGGACGGGAACAATATTTCGTCCAGTTCGATGACCTCCTGCAGGCCGAGTTTCTGACAGAGAGCCTCGGCGTTGAGAGATTTGGCGCTGCCTTGCGGGCCGAGAAGGATGACGGACTCAGCCATGTGCAGCCTCCCGCCGCACAGCCATGCGAGTACGGCGCCGCAGGCGCTGTGGCACCTGTCCAACGGCCAGGCCGGTCTGGGTGAGGCGCGGGCGGCGCGACGTCCACAGCTTGTAGACAAGCGCGCCGCCGGCGGTCGGCGCCAGGACCATCGCCAGAGTGAGCAACTCAACCATTGGCCACCTCCTGTGCGGCCTGTGCGACTGCTGCAGCTGCAGCCGCAGTCGGTCTGCGCGGCAGCATGTTGGCCAGGTCAAAGGGGAAGTCCAGGCCGTCCATGAACTCGGCCAACTCCGTGCTGATGCGGTCTTCCGCCGTCGTCCACAGGCGAGGCCCTTCGATGAGTTTCCAGCCGGTGCCGGTGCCGCTCCGCCGCTCCCAGGACTGGCGAGCCTCACGAAGCGGCCCCATGTTCAGGGTGGCAGTGACCACGACCGCACCATGCGTGACGTGCATGGTGATGGTCGCCGAGCAGTCGCCCATGGTGCGTTCGTAGCCGGCGACGGCCGGCGTGGTAGCCTCCGCGCCGGGTCCGGTGTCCAAAGCCAGTGGATGTGCTGCTGTGGCTGGACGTGTTCCAGTTTGCTGTTGCATATCGACTCTCCTGAGTTGCGTTGGTGGAGGGCCTTGGGGCGGTGTGACAGCACCGCCCGCCGGCCCGCTGTTGCGGGGTTAGATCAGGTCGGCGCCGGATGGCGGAATGCTGGGGTCAGGCTCACGCAGGCGCTGCGCGCCATTGAGAACTTCGAGCAGTTCGTGGCGGATGTATTCGGCCACTGCCGCCGGTCCGTCGTGATTGATGCCTGCCTCGATCGCGATATCGTTGGTTAGTGCGGCCAGCAACGCGGCCGCGTGGTACGCGCGCCAGAGGCGGTATTGCTCTTCTTCGTTGATCGAGAAATCAGCGTCCGCCGGCAACTGTGCGTTCGGGTGAGCGGCGTCCATCAGGCCACCTCCAATGCAGGCATGCGTTCGATCACCCATTTCTGCAGCGCGGCGGCCTCGGCTTCCGGCATCACCACGTGCAGTGAGCCGATGACCAGGCCAGTGCCGTCATCGACGGGGAACACCTCGGTCGGCTTCTCGATCGCGCTGCAGGCGAACATGACCGGTGGGCGGTCATGCAGACCGTCCGCATACAGTTCGGCCAGCACGTCGGTCGGCCGGATCTGCAGGAGCAGGTAGACGCCGGGCGCCACGCGCAGCGCCTTGTGCAGGTCGCGGCGGCTCACTGGCGCACCTCGGCCAGGTCGGCATTGATGCTGGAAATGGCGGCCTCAACGTCGGCCAGGGTCAGTGCCTCGGGCGCCTTGCCGGCCGCCTGCAGCTTCGCTTGCAGGGCGAGCCAGGCGGTGTGGTTCCAGTCGAGGGTGTCGGCGATCAATCCGAAGAAATGGGCGATCTGACGCGCGGCGTTTGCCGGCGCTTCTTGAGCGTCGTAGGACATGCAGGATTCCTTTTGTGTTTTGGAATCCGCCACCCAGACGCCAATCAGGGTGGCGGACGGTACGCGGTTGGCGTGCCGGCCAAAAGGGAACCGGTGGGCCTTGCGGCCCCCGCGCACCGCCCGCCATAAAGCTGGCTGGCATGCACCCGCGACGATGCGGGCAACAAAAAAGCGCCATGCATCGGTCGATGGGCGCTGGTGCGCCTTTTGATTCGGGACGCCAATCCCGGTCGCCGAATGTGCGGCGACAACTCCATGCTCACTCGAGATGCCAGCACTGTCAATGGAAATTTTGGGATTTTTTGGGAATTTATGTATTGCCGGGGCAATGGCGGGGCCGTCACAATCCAGCACTTCACGGAAACCACGGAGGGAACGCATGGAAGGCTTGTTTGTTCTTGGCGCATTCGCGCTGGCGTGGTTTGCGGCGGCTCGCTTCGGCAGAGCGCGCGGCTGGGGCCGGATACAAAGGCACGGTTTGGGCTTGGTCGCTGGATTTATGGCGACAGCCGTCGTTGGGGCGGTGCTCGGACCAGTACCTAACACTGCTGTGACGGAGACTGCTTCAATCGCGCCCAAACCTGCGGTATCCGATACAGCCTCCGTCGCTCCCAACCCGTCAAACGAAAAGCCGAACGACGTGGACACGTCCACGAGTCCAACGCTCGGGCTGACCTTGGACGAATACGTGCAGAACTTTAATGTACAGGCATCCAGGCTCTCGCTCGCTGATCGTGCGAATCCGGATATCCAGTCGGGGGCTGTCAATGACGTCGCCACGTTGCAACTCGCTCCCAGCCGCTTCATCACGGTTTCGTTGTCGAAGGGAACGAAGGACGTGCAAGGGGTTTCATTTATTGGAATTCCAGACGGCAGCCATGAGACCACCGCGCAGATTATTTTGGCCTCTGGAATTGCAGTGCATGCTGCGTTCGGCAGTTCTCCCGACGTCGATGTTGCGGACGTCTTGGGCAAGATGCTCACCGGGCTTAAACCCAATGATGGGGAGAAAACTGCAGTAATTGCGGGCAAAGAAGTCAGCGCCCGCATGTCGGATGTTCTAGGGCTGTCAACTGGCGTCGCACCTGCAGTTTCCAAGCACCGTTGAGCTTCAGTTTTCTCCATGCTTTGCCGCATCCACATGGCGTAGGCGTACACAAGTGGCTTCGCCACAAAAGTACCGCCGCCGCGACCTTCCGTACTCTTCACGGCTTCAAACTGACCAGATATGGTCAGTTTGTTGTTTGCCGTCGTGGATCGGGCATCCACCTCGTTGATCAGCTCTTGGGTCTGTTGATTTCTGATCCAGCGCGCAGGTCGATGGCGATCCTCACCACCTGCAGCATCATGCAGGTCATTCAAGCAGTAGCGCCCAGCGGTATCCCTCCGGATCTGCAGGTTGGCAACGATCAGTGCGGATCCAGTCATTTGGCGAACACCCAGCACTTAACGGTGGTACCGACACCGGTCAGGTCGTCCTTGAGGACAGCGCTGTTGACGGCCACGTTCGCGCCGATGAACTTGTGCCGGCGCGAGTCGCTGAGCAGCGCACGCAGCACCTTGAGATCGGGCACGGCTTGGCTGAACTGCGAGGCCCGTGCCGCGAAGTGGTTGAGGTTGATCGCAATGCGCTGCGCGTCGCGGCTGTGGTTGACGACGGCTTTGCCGTGGCCGGTGGCCTCGAGGTACTCGTAGACCTCCCAAAATTCGTTGACCATCGCGTGGTCCGCGCTGATCGCCTTCTGTCGTTCCAGCGCCATGTCCAACAACGCGAGCCGTGTCTGCTCGACCATGTCGTCAGGCAGAGCGACAACCAGTCGCAGACAGTCGAACAGCGCCAGCATCTGCGCATGGTTTTTGATGACGCGTTCAAGGCGCAGATCCTGCTGCGCGCGTAGCTTGGCCTCGAATACCTTCACCCGCTCGGCGAACAGGTCGAGGATGGCCCGCTCCTGCCGGATGGCACGCACGAGGAAATGGCTGACCTCTTCGACCTGCAGCGCATTGAGGTTGTCGGCCGCGATGCGGCTGTCGGTCGTAACCTGCGGCCTCTTGAAGTGCAGCTTCACGATGCGCGTGAGGATCGCCTCGCTGGCGTCCACTGCGGCGTTCTGGGTGATCACGATCGTGCCGCGAAACGGCGGCTCGTAGGTCTCGTTGCCGCCGTTGCGCACGCCGCGGGTTGCCAGGGTGCCGCCACCGAAGAAGTCCTTCAGTTCATCCCACTCGAACGTCTTGGAGTGCGCTTTGTCTGGCTCGCTGCGGTCGGCCTCCAGCAGGACGACGGGCATGCCGGACACCTGGCCCATGGCGCGGGCACGGCCGGCCTTGGACGACTTTGCCGGGTCGAAGCCCTCGTAGTCCGATCGGCCCAGCAGCTTCCACAGGAATGTCAGCAGCGTGGTCTTGCCGGCGCCGGCCTCACCTGTGGCTTCAAGGAACGGAAAGCTCTTGTGCCCGGCTCGGATCTGCTCAGCGAACAACGAGCCAAACCAGAACGTCATGGCCACCATGCCGTGCGTGCCGAAGCACTGCCACAGCCATGGCAGCCAATCCACGCGGAACGCCTCGGCGTCGCGCTGGATCTCCAATCGGATGGATTTCTGCGTGGTCTTCAAACGCAGCTTGTCGAACTCGAAGTAGTCCTCCTCGTTGGCCGTCACGAGCTCGCCGTCGCGCACGGCCATATCACCGAGCAGGTAAGCGCGGTGTTCCTTGCTGTAGCCCACGAAGTCGATGGCATCGACCGTCTTGATTGCCTCGGTCTGCTCCTCGATCAGACGGTCCAACTGGTGGCCGGTACCGGTGAACATGGCGCCGGCCGCCAGGGAGATCAGGCGCTTCTTGAACTCGGACGCGCTGGAGACATGACCACCGGTAAAGGTGCCCTTTACGCTGGGGCCATCGTGCGGAAAATCGACCCGGAAGTAGTACCAGCTTTCGTCGGTGACCTCTTGGCGTTGGAAATACAGCGCCTCGGGGTAGCAGTTGGCGATTTTCTGGACGGAGCAGGCGGCGCGCTTGATCTTCTTCAGATCCTCGGCCGCAACCTCGTCGCCGTCGCCGTCGCCGTCGCCGTCGTCGGCATCGATATCGCCCAGTTTCTCCTTGCGCAGCTTGTCGAAACGCTGTGTGTCGAAATCGAACCAGTACAGACGGGAGCGATACTCCAGCCAGAAGTCATTGCGGCCGTCGTGCTCGAACATCAGCAGGCCTTTGTCTACCGCCGAGCGGGCCACGAGCAGGTCGCCCTGGTAGCGGGCTTCCTTGACGTCGTTATCCCACTGCTTGGGATCGTCCGACGCGATAGCGCGCAGATGCAGGTCGTTCCAGTCGGTTTTCTTGCCGTCGCGCTGGACAATCTGCGCGGCCCGCGAATTGAAGCCGAGCGCCGCTGCACGCTTGATGTGCTTGTGCGTGTACGCGCGGGCACCCGGCTCGTTATCCAGTGCCCACACGAGCGTCGGAAGATCGGCCATGCGGGCCTTGGCAAGCTCGCGCAGTGATTCTTCTGGGAACGCGTTGGAGGACATGGCTGACACCGCGCACATGCCGTGCTGCATGCATGCGATGGCATCGAAGATGCCCTCAACGATCCACACTTCGCGCGTGGTCTGCATCGCGGTCAGCGCGGCCGGTGCCGCCCACCACACACCCGCATAGCTCTGGCCCGGCGCGAAGCGCGCCTTTTGCTTTCCGAACCGATGGGGGCGGTCGATCAGGCGCTCCCACCAGCCGCCCTTGACCAGTGGAAAGCGCACGGTCGCAGTACCGGCGCTGATCTTGCGATCGTAGTGACTGTCCTGGGTGTAAAGACCTTTCAGCGGCGCCAGGTCGAACCCACGCGAGAACTGCAGGTATGCATCGGCCGCAGCATTGGGAGCCGCAGCAGTCGGCTGGAAACGCTTGGACCAGTCGTCGAACAGGTCGTCGTACACGTCCTTAACGTGTAGCTCTCTCCCGCACTTGGATTGTCGGCCGCACTTCACGACCCACGGTTTGATGTGGTTGGTGTAGAGCTCTTTCTTGCCGCACGAAGGGCACTTGCCGCCGCGCATGTACTCGGTACCGCTCCGGTGCTTGAGTCCGTAATCCCGTTCGAGCCGGGACAGCACCTGTTGCCGCAGATCCTCTTGCATCGAGCTTCCTTAGATGCCGGCCCGGCGCCAAGGCGCGAGCGGAGTTGGGGCGTTGTCGATCACGACATACGCACCGCCGGCACGACGGTGCGCGTCAACGGCGGCAGCGAGCAGGCGTGCCTCTTCGTGCTTGGCGTGCGGCGCGACGCGCTGCGGCACATTGCTGGCCGCATCCACGAATCGTGGCTCCTGTGCGGTGAACCAGCTGCTGGCGTGTGTCACGATCTGACCTCCCCAGTTGCGGGTTGCAGATGGAACAGGACGACGGCGGCATCGGTCAGCGTCACGAGTCGCTCATCCACGCTGTCGGCCGCGACAAATCCTTCGCGCATGAGTGCGAGTACCACAACAGCACCGAAGCGTTGATCTGTCTCTGTCTCTGGCGCTGCCGTGCGGCCGATGTAGCCGTGCTCGGTCTTCACCAGGCCGCCGTGAATGAGGGCAACTTCCAGGCAGAGCTTCGCCGTGGGCGGCAATGCCGCCCAATCAATGGTCTTTCGCATTACGGGTGCCTCAGAGGTGAGGGAAGAGCGGCTCGCCGCCTACGGGAATCAGATCCATCTGGCGGTCGCCAAGCGACTCGCGGTACGCCTGCAAAGCCTGGGCGCGCTGAAGCGCCGGTGTTGGTGGAAGCTCGCTGTGCGACGTGGGCACGCCGCTGGGGCTGGCAATACCGGTCAACTCAGAATGGCCGGTATAAGTCGCCCCACACATCGGGTTTTCGCAGACATATGAGTCATGTCTCAAAAATTTATGCGCGAGGAAGCTGGTGCGTTTGATGAGCCTCCCCGTGCATGCCTCACAACGAAAGACAATTTTTTTTCGGCCGAACATGCTGACCCCCTTGAGCTTTAGGCGGTTGGGATTTTTGTGGCACTATTGGGCAGTGCCTTGAGCCCCAATGCGATTGCCGCTTTATGGGACTCCCCGTATTTGCCTTGAGATCGGCCGCGAAGCAGGTCATGTACGACCGACCGCTTCACCCCGTTCTGTCGCGCAAACGCAGAGACCGTGATGCCATTCGCCTCAAGCCACTGTCGCGCCTGTTCTGGGCTGCGGGGAGTGAACTGCTGCGTTTGGCTCTTACGGGGCATGTGGCGGTTCCGTTTACTTTTGGGAATTCTGTGGACTTAACTCAACATTGTCAAGTAAGGGAATGCCTGTATGACGGTAGGGAAACGCCTGAAGGATGAGCGCAAGCGGTTGGGCCTGACGCAGGACGAGATGGCCACCCAATTGGGTGTCTCGCGCTATGCGCAGTTGAACTTCGAGAAGGACATCAACCTGCCGGGCGGAGCGTATCTGCTCGCTGCACTGGATCGCGGCGTGGATGTTTTGTATGTGCTGTCAGGACAACGGGCGCAATTGGATCTCACCGATGTTCGTTTGCTGTCTGCGTTCAAGGGCGCGCCACAGGCTGCTCGCAACGCAGCACTTGCTGCGTTGGGCTTGGTGACGGAGGCCTCAGCTCAACAAACAAGTGCTAGCCCAACGTTGTCGTTCAACAACAGCGAAATTGGCTCGGTGATTTCTACAACTGCATCGATCGACCAAAGCAATATGCAGATTGTTGTTGGTGGGCGCAAAAAAAAGAGCAAGTGATCAGCATCGCGATTGGACAGCTACTCGTGGGGAATTGGCCGTTATCGGCTATACCTGACTGAACTGTAGAGCTTGCTGTGTAGCAAAAAAAAGCCGCCAGCTTGTGACTGGCGGCTTCTTTTTTTGGGTGTCGGCGCGTAGCTCCATGCGATCGAGTTGCCGTCGTCCTGACAGCGCGAGATGACCAGACATCCAGGTCAAGGATGACGCAATTCCTAAATTTGGTATGTAGGAAAAGTCCTCGTCACCGTGACGGCGCAGAGCCAGGCTGACTTAGGAGGCTGTTATCCCGATAGACCCATTCGCCATTTCGGGAGATGCCGTCTTTGACTTAGGCGGTACACAACTATAGGTTTGGTTGACTGGAGCTGTTTTCACTCCATCGGCGTCCTCAAGCCAGCGCTTATATACGAACGTTCCGGCAGTGCTTTTACCAGTGCAGCTGATTTGGAAAGTAAGTGGAGAACTGACTACAGTCGCAGTGCGGGTGCCTCCGGAGCAACTCCAGCCGCTGTGGCAACTAACAACTTCGAAATACATTTTAACCGGGAATGCCGGGTTGCCTGAGTAGTTAATTTTGTAGTCAAAGGGCGTACCAATTGGCCCCGAGACAGTTGGAATTGAATCAATCTTGAAGGGGATGCACTCCTTCCCCTCTTTATACAGCTTGAGACCTTTCGCCATTCCCTTACTAGCCAATGTCCTAAATTTCGTGTTCTGCAAGGCTATGGCATCTGCTGCATTGGTGTGGAATCCGACTTCAATGATGGTAGACGGGAACTCGGCTAATCGATTCTCTCCCTTGTCTTCTCCTCGCGGAGCAGTGTCGACGTCCCATTGTGCATAAGTTTCGTCAGAATTTATAATCTCCTTCATGGAGCAAAGGACTTTAGAGGTTAGATCCTTGCTTTTTTCAGTAAAGGGATGTTTGAGTTGGTAGAAGCCGGTGGTGCCTCTAACAGTGGCTGTACTGGACCCGTTCGTATGTATATGTAAGCCATAACTTGCCTTCAAGTAATTTCCGTACAGTGGACGTGCACGAATATCCTCGTTTTTCTCTCGCTCTATACTCGTCTTGTCGTTTGGGATTGATGCCCAGATTTTTTGCTGCTCTGGCAGCAAGCCCATCAGGTAATACTTTGCGGAAACCTCCCACCAAGGCTTTCCCGAAGGCGTATGTATCGCTGTTGACTCAGATCGAGTTAATGCAGTATTTATCTGAGCTCCATTGGCAGTAAGAGCATTGTTTACCGCTGTGGCATACGCTGGAGTGGTCGTGTCTTCGAGCATTCCATTGGCGGGGTCGCGTTGATAGCTCCACTCGGATTTTGTTCCGATGTGTTTAATGTACAAGCCATGTCCGGCAGACAATAAAAGCATGGGTAAGGGATCTTCAGTGGGGCCAACTAGATCACTTTTTTTTTTACAACTGCAGGTTCAGGGTGATAGAAGTAGATATCCTTCCCACCATACGTGCACTCGTACTCGGAGACGCTTACTTCCCCACGGAGCAACTGGCGGGCAGTAGTTGCGAACTCACTGCACTGGTCTTCAGATGCAGCCCCAGCTGTTTCAGGAACAGCATTCTTGCCAAGCTCAATTGTGAGTTTGCTCTCAGTCGCGGATAAGTGAGCTGAAACATCAAATTTGCGTTGGCCCGGCAGCTTAGAGGCTTTGCTCGCTTCCGACCGCAGTTGCTTTGTCACTGAATCTTCAATGGCACTTCGATCTATAGCGGACAGACTAGTTGCGGCAATTCCGTCGCTATTTTGCTGAGCCGCATTTGCGTATGAAGCCATGAACAGGCTGGCTGCTATGGCAAGTGTGGATGCACTCAATTCCAATGTAAATTTCATTCTCATACTCCTTGAGAAATTCCCTAATAGACCCTGGCTGGTGCTTAAAATTTTGCACTAGTCAGGCCTCGGATCCACCCCATCCCGAGCATATCCGAGGTGATATTTCTTGTCCATCGCAGTGCCAAAGAGGGTGCTAGGGTTGGATGTTTGCCTCAAGGGCCAGTGAAGTAGTGAAGCCGCTATTGCCCATAGTATGCGTTGCCCTAGCGATCAACCATTGCTGCAAATCGATTTCTGATTTGAAGCCGATGAGCTTTAGGCTTTGCTCTGGCGATACGTCCGCCCTCCCTAAAGCAAGCGTGTAGTCGAACTTCGCCGTTCCACGTTTAACGCGCTCCAGTTCTGCATGCGCATGCTGGCGTGCCGTTGCCTCATCGGCATAGGACTCGCGCAGGCGCTTTGCATTGTCGCCATTGCCCACCAACACCGACTGCCGCCGCGCCTTGCCTTTGTCCACCCAGTACGCGCGCACGCCGGTGTAGGCATCGCGGTCGGCCACGGAGTAGCGATGCTGATCACCGTCGCGGCGCGTCAGGGTGACAGTCGGCAGCGGCTTGCCGGTCGCCGTGGTGCCGGCGCCGATCGGCGCAAAGACCAACGCACCTCCCTTCACCGTTGCCACCGCATCAAAGCGCTGCCCCAAGCGGGTGAGCAGATTCATGTCGCTCTCGTTGGCCTGGTCGAGATGGGGCAGCTTGGTGCGCGCAAGCGCCTCGGCCACGCGCGGCGTCAGCCCATGCTCGCCGGCGAGCGTGTTGAGCACTGTACCCAGCGTGGTGTTGTGCCAGCTACGCTCGCGCCGCGTGCGCATATCGGCGGTGAGATCAGCACTACGCGCACGCACGGTGATGATGTCCGGTGCACCGCTGTACTCCACCTCGTCCACGATGAACGTGCCTTTGTCGACCAGGCCGGTGTCTTTCCAGCCCAGCGCCACGGCCAGGCGCACGCCGCGTTTGGGCAGCGCCATCTTGCCGTCGTGATCGTGGATGCGCAGATCTAGCTGGTCAGCTTCACCGCTGCGGCATTCGGTAAGGGTGAGATCGAGCAGGCGCGGCGCAATGCGTTCGGTGAGGTCGGTGCCATCGAGCACCACGCGCCATTGTGGGACTGGGTAACTCATGCGGCGGTCGTCTCCGGCGTGATGTCATCTGTGCGGCGTAGGCTCAGCTGGAACTCGATCCGGCGCGGCGTGCCGTCCTCGAAGAACAGCGACGCCGTCTCGTTGATGGAAAGCAGTAGATACGGTCCATAGACCACGCCAGCGCCATCCACCAGCGGCAGCGGCTCACCATCGGCCGCGAGCTCGCGCAGCGTGTCCAGCGACGCACGCGTACCGGTGAGCTCGGGCGCAATCAAGCCAGACAGGTCGATGGTGTCATCGCCCGGGCCCAGGAATTGGCTGGCCGCTCGCGCGCCGACGCGATCGCTGGTGGCGTGGCGCCAACTCATCTGCCGCTGTAGCTGCAGATACGCGGCGCTATCGAGGGCAAACACAAACGTGCCGTAGGACATCATCATCGGGGTGGATCCTCAGTCGTCGCGCAGGCTGGAGCGGCGGGTGGCCGCTGTGCGCCGGTCGCGCTCTTCGATCTGGCGGGCGACTTCGCGCGCCAGTGCGGTGGCGTCCATGCCCGGTGCGGCATGGACGTGGATGACGTAGCTGTTGCCGCCTGCAGGTGCGCTGGCGGCGCGCTGAGGGGCCGACAACGGTGCCCGGCTGTCGATCGCCGCCACGGGCGCTGTGGCCGTCGCCAGGGCCAGGCCGGCACCCACGGCACGCATCCGGTTGCCAAGCGCCATGACGGCCTGCACAGGCGCGCCCTGGCCGCGCTGCAGGCCCACGGTGAGGCCCTGCATGGTGAAGTCGCCCAGCTGGGCAAACACGCGCGAGGGACTGTGGATGCCCAGCAGGCCCTTGAAGCGATCGACCACACCGGTGCCGACGCTGGCGATCGCGTTGCTGGCGGCGCCGAGCTTGGAGCGAATGCCCTGGACAAGGCCGCTGATCATGTCCGCGCCGGCCTGCAGCATCCGAGCCGGCCAGTTGGCCAGCTGCAGGTTGATGCCGGCCCACAGCTGCAGCAACCCCTGGCGGATGCGATCGCCGTTGCCGGTGAACACGCCCACGATCAGCGACCACGTGCCCTGGACGGTTTGCCACACGCCGCCGAGGATCTGCTTGATCACCGGCAGCACGAACACAAACGCCTGCACCAGCCAGCCGATCGCCTTGACGGCCAGCTGCAGCTGGGTGACCAGCACCGCGCCAATGATCTGTCCGAAGCCGCGACCGGCCTGAGTTGCACCGTGCAACTGGGCGGTGGTGGCCTCGAACGGCGTCAGCAGCTGCTTGACCCACGCCCAGGCCTGGCCCATCGCAGCGGCCACGGTGTCCCACACCGGCGCCAGTGGCGCGAGCGCGGCCTTCAGCTCGGCGAGGACCGGCGCGGCCACATCGACGATGCCCTGCCACACGCCGATGGCAAAGGCCTTGATCGGCCCCCAGTACTTCCATACCAGCAGCGCCACCGCAGCGACGGCCGCACCAATCGCCAGCACCGGCAGGCTGACGCCGCCGAGCAGCGGCAGCAGCAGGCGCGCGCCATTGGCGAGCATGGGCAGCACGCGGCCGCCGAACGCCAGCCCCTGACGCAGTAGCGCACCAAAGCCGCCACCGCCCGACAGCAGCGCCACAACGCCGTGGATCTGCGAGAACGCCATCGCGGCGACGCCGCCGGCCACCAGCAGCCCGCCCAGGATCGTGACCAGCGCGGCGCCAGCGATCGCCGTCTTGGCGATCGCACCCACCAGCACCGGATTGGCGCGGATCCACGTCGTGACCTGGCCGACCACCGCAGCCGTGCGCTCGGTCAGTTGCTTGAACTGCGGCAGCAGTGCCTGGCCGATCGATTGCGACACCACCACGGCGGTGTTTTTCAGCAGCTGCAGCGAGTTAGCCGAGGTGGCCACCCGCGATGCGTACTCGGCCGACATCGAGCCGCCATAGCGCTGTGCGTCGGCCACCTTGGCGAAGTTGCCCTGCAGCAGCTCCAGATTGGTCAGCAGTGGTGCGATCGCACCGATCGACTCGCGCCCGAACAGCTGCGTCATCGTTGCGGCCTGCTCGGCCTTGGGCAGTGCGCGCAGCTTCTGCAGCACCGACATGATCGCCCCGCCTGCGTCCTTCTGCATGAGCTGGGCCATGGTCTTGGCCTTGATGCCCAGCTTTTCGAAGGCCCCGCGCTGGCTCTTGGTGGCCGAATCGCCCGAGGCCAGGGTGAGCAGCATGTTCTTGATGCCGGTGGCCGAGACTTCCGACTCGATGCCCATGCCGGCGACGGTGGCGCCCAGCGCTGCCAGTGGCCCGCTCTGCAGGCCGGCGACCTCGCCCAGGGCACCAATGCGGTTTACCACCGCGCTGATCTTGTTGACGCCGGCCGGGCCGGTGTTGCCTAGGTAGTTGATCTTGTCGGCCAGTACGACGACTTCTTCCTGGCCCATGCGGAATGCGGTGCGCCAGGTGGCCATGGTCTGGCCGGCTTCTTCGGCGCTGCTGTCGAAGGCCACGCCCATCTTGGCCGCGTCCTCGGCAAAGCGGACCAGCTCCTGGCGCGGGATGGCGGCCTGGCCGGCAGCCGCCACGATCTTGGCAATCTCGGCCGGCAGCATGGGCAGGCGCATGGAGAGGTTCTCGACATCGCGGCCCATCTGCAAGAACTGCTGCGGGGTCTTGAAGTCCACGACCTTGCGCACGTCCGCCATGGCCGACTCGAACTCCATCGCATCGCTGATCGGCAGCGCAGTGGCACCCAGTGCGCGCTGGCCGGCGAATGCCATGCCGGCGCCGTAGGCGCTCGCCTGCAGGCCGGCGCTCTGGATGCGGGCGCTGCGCCGTTGCGCGGTATCGATCGCCACCAAGCGCTGCTGCTGGGCGCGCATTGCCGTGTTCGTACTCTCGATCTCAGTTCGTAGGCGGCGTTCGTGTGTGACCAGCTCGCGCGTGCTGATCCCGGCCGTTTCCAAACGACCACGCAGGCGCTGCAAGCCTGCCTCTTGCGCGCCATGTGCGGTCTTGAGTTCGCGTGCGGTACGCACGGCACGCTCGAACTCGGCATTCATGGCGGCGGTGGGCGTGCTGGTGGCCTTGATCTGCTGGGCAAGCGTACGCACGGATTGTCGCTGCGCATCGAGCGCGGCCTTGGCACGCTGTGCCAGCGCGACCTGTTCGCGATACGCGCCGATGTCGCGGTGCTGGCTGTTGAGCTGCCGCAGTGCGTCGCGCTGATTGCGCAGTGCGGTGGCAACGCCGCGGCTACCGCTCAACACGCGCCGGAACGGGCCGGTGGCGCGGTCGACGGCGGCCAGGATGACCTGCAGGCGCAGATTGTCGGAGGCCGCCATTTAGGCGGCCTCGTTCGTGGGGTGGTGCATCATTCGGCTCCGCTTCGCAGGCGGGCACGCTCGCGCCACGCCGTGAGTTCGTGCAGCGACCAGCCGTCCATTTCAGACGGCGGCCAGTGGAAGATGGCCGCGATGTCGGCCATCGCATCCTCTACGCAGTCGGGAAATCTGCTTCCCTCTGTGCCTTCGGCAAGAAAAAAACCTGCACCTCCTGGCCTACCGCCAGCAGGTCGGCCGGATCCATCGCATTGACGTCGGCGGTGGTCAGCGTGGGCGAGGAAATGCGCGGCAGCAGTATTGCCAGCGCGGTGACATCCAGCTGCAGCACGTCGGTCAGCTTGAGCCCGCGCAGTTCGCCGGCGCCGGGCTTGCGCACCTTGAGGTCGGTGATGGTCTGCTCGCCACGCGTGACGGGCTGGTCGAGGGGAATGGCTGGGGAAAAGGTCGGGGTCATCGGAAGGTCTCAGGTCGGAGGCCCGGCGGCACCGGGCCGAAAGGGTCAGGCGCCGATGGCGCGGCGCTGGGCGGCGAGCAGATCGACGCCGTCGACGATCTCGATCATGTTCACGAAATCGATCTCCATCACGGTGGCCCCGTTCATGGTCAGCTTGTAGTAGCTGGCCGAGGTCTTGACCGAAAATTCGGTGTCATCGCCGGCCTTGGCGGTGCCCGGATCGATCTCGCTGTGACGGCCGCGCACGACAATCTCAACCGCATCGACTGCGCCGCTGTCATCGCGCTGGTAGGCGCCGGCAAAACGCAGCTGCACCGCATTGTGGGTGATTGCACCGTACTGGTTCAGCACGCTGCGCATCAGGCCGCCGCACTTCCATTCGAGCTCGATCTTCTCCTGGCCGAAATCGATATCGACCGGGCCGCTCATGCCGCCGCCGCGATATTCCTCCATCTTGCGTTTCAGTGTCGGCAGCTTCACTTCTACAACCTGGCCGAGATAGCTCTCACCGTCGTTGAACAGGTTGAGCGCTTTGAGTTTCTTGGGCAAAGCCATGGGGTTCTCCGGGAATCTAAGGTGGCTGCGTTACGCGTTGACGCGCTCGGCGAAGTCGGCCAGGTAGCTGGTGGTGATCTTCTGGTACAGCTGCAGGTTCTCCAGCGGCGGCACCGGCGTGTAGTCGTAGTCGATGCGCAGCGCGCCATCGGCCAACGTGGTGGCGCTGTTGACTGTGCCGTCGTACCAGGCCTTGGCATCGATCAGATAGCCGGACGCCTTCAGGTCGCGGAACTTGGCATTGATGGTTTCGATCAGGTCTTTCACCAGCGAGGGATGCATCGGCTTGTCGACGTAGAACGCCACGCCTTCAGCGATGGTGTCGGCCAGGATCTGCGCGGTACGCGTGGCTGTCTCGAAGGCGAACATGGTGTCCTCCGCGCACGTGCGCGACCCCCAGAAGCGTTGCCCATTGAAGGTCACCAGCGTGGTGATGTCGGCCTCGTTGAGGATGCCTGCATCGGTGGCCGGATCCTGCAGATCCCAATGCACATCTTTCGAGATGCCGGTGACGCCCGCCACGGGCACGTTGGACAGGCTCTTGTGCCAGCCCTGTTCGGTGTCGATCTTGGCGCGCAGGCCGAGCGCACGCGCAGTGGCATACGCCGCCTTCGTGGTGCTGGTTGCGGTGTCGAAGGCCAGGAAGTCCGGCCAGATCAGCACCAACTCGCGGTCGCTGAACAGGCCTCGATAGGTGACGGCCTCGGCGACGTTGTCGGCGACCGGGCGCAGGTAGGCCATCGCACGCAGCTTCTTGGCGATCGTCGCCAATGCCTTGGCCACTGGTAGCGTGTCCAGACCCGGCGCCCCCAGGATACGCGGGCGCACGCCCAGCTGTGCTTGCGCGGCGAGCAGCGCATACAGGCCGGTGTAGCCGCTGGACTTTGCCTCACCAATGACATTGGCCGAGGTCTTGGCCGCATCTGCGTCCTCGGCCACACGCACGACGATGGTCACCGGGTTGGTCTGATCGGCGATGCCCTGCAGCGTGGCGCGCAAAGTGCCCTGGGTGCCGGCGCTGGCAACTGCACCGAGCACATCGGTGATCAGCACCGCCTTGTTGAGCGGGAAGATGGTCTCGTCCGCATCGGCGGCCGTGGCGACCAGGCCGACGACAGCAGTGGAGACAGTGCGGATGGTGCGCGTGCCCGCGCTGACTTCGATGACGCGAACGCCGTGGTGGTAGGTAGTGGACATAGGTTCCTCGATCAGGAATAACGGAAGCGGAGCGGGATGGTCATGCGCGAGCGCGCATTGGCGGGGGCAATGTCGGTGCGGTCGCCTTCGATGGTCAGCACGAAGCTGCCAGGCGTATCGCCGATGACCAAGGCGACCCGGGTCAGGCGCAGGCGCGGCTCCCAGCGCATCAACGCGGTGGCGGTGGCGCCGTAGAGCAGTGTGCGGGTGGCGCCGTTGAACGGCTGGTCGATCAGCTCGGGCAGCAGCGAGCCGAAGTCGCGGCGCTGCTCGCGCGTGCCGATGGGCGTGGTGAGGATGCAGGCGATCGATTGGGCCAGGTGCTGCTCGCCCTCGATCACACGGCCGGTGTTGGCATCGATGCCGATCACTGCGGGCCGCCGCTGAGCGCGCTGCCGGCGGTCACGCCGGTGGTCTTATGGTTCTTGAGGCTGATCCCGCCGCCGAGTACATCGGTGGTTGCCGTCGCGGTACCGGTGATGGTGGCATCACCATTGAGCATCGTCTCGCCGTTGACGGTCAGCGGGCCGTTGAGCGTGATGCCGCCATCGGCGGTGATGGATGCCGTACCGCCGCTGGGTAGCGTGGCCTGCAGCGCATGTGCCTCGTTGTCGTAATGGATCAGCGCGCCATCGGGGAAGCGCAGCACGTGGAGCGTGTCGTACGCGGCAGGCGCTGCGAATTGGTCGGAGTACAGGCCCCGTAGCACCACGCCATCGGCCAGGTCGCCAGCCGGCGACAGCACCACGACTTGTTCGCCGATAGACGGCGCCGACCAGATGATGGTGGTGCCGGCCAGGGTGACCAACCAAGGCAGATAGTCGGTCAGCATTTCGCCGACCTGCACGCGGCATCGCGCGGTGGCGAGATTCACCTCGGCGATGGTGCCGAGGCGAATCAGATTAGACATATTGCGAGCGTGATCTGGGGTGGGCATGTCTTCATCGTCGTCGCGCGCGCACACCACTGCACTGTGATCGCGCTGTCGTGCCTTGTCTTACAAACGAATTAGGCTCGCGCGGTTTGACGCCGATCGTCCACGAACTGTTCATTCGGATAGGCGGCGCTCCCCTTTTGCGCCCACAGATTGGATAGATCTGTTCCAGAGGAATTTCGCAGGTTCACGTCGGCACCCTTCGTGCCATAGGCCATCGGTGCGTAGCGGGCGGCAAGGTCGACGCCATCCCTGGTGCGGAACCCAGTCGCTGCAGGCTGTGTGCCTTGCACGTAGGGATCGAACAGTTCGTCCAGATCTTCCCCTGCCGAGTTGCGGTAGCCGCTGGACATGGGCTACTCCGAGCTGGACACAGAGGCATCAACTTGCGATGCCGCAAAGTTTGCCTGCGCGGCCGAATCAGCAGCTGCACGCTCGTTGTGAAGTGTGTCGTACACGGCCTTGAGGTAAATAACGACGCCCGCTGCACTGACGTTAGAGAGATCCTGTCCAGTGATAGGGTCCAGCAGGCCAAGAGCGAAATTCCGCCTGGCGATCGCGGCAGTGGTGGTGCTGAGTGGCTCGCGGCCCTCTAGCATTTTGTCGACGGTGCCGTTGACGATGAGGAACTCCATTCCTTGGAAGACGACGTTTGCGACTCCCGCAATTGGGTCGTAAAAGAAGTGAGATTCCACAGCGATGCGCTCGGCGTCGACGTTGGGCGCGATCGCGCGAATGCGGGAGTTCGGATTCATCGGCTTTTTCCTGTGTATTTTAGTGATGCAGTGCGGAGACGGTACGCTGCAGGTCGGTGACTTTAGTGGAGAGCTGCGCAATGGCATTCACCAGGACGGGCAACATCTGCTCAATCTTGATTGCCGGAACGTTCTCGCCGTTGAAATGGGCACCCTCCATGTCCACGGCCTCTGGGATCAACTCAGCCAACTGCTCCGCAACCATAAAAAGGCGCTTTCGGCCATCTTGGTTGTATTCCGGCCTATAACGGCCGATGGCTGTTTTGATTCGCTCAACCTCCGCGAGGCCATATGGTAGAGGACCTTCAGTATTCTTCAGCTTTTTCGACGATCCAAAATCGAAGCCTCCTGGCGCCGCCACTGAGCCTGTACGGCTAATGCTCATCGTCCGCGAGGGTCCAACCGCCTTAGATTCACGTGAATAAAAGATGTGCCCACCGGTTCCGTTTCCATAATTGTTTACATATTCATTGCATCCGTACCCATTTTCAGTGGCGAACGAATTCCAGAAAAATTGGAAGCCGACTGATGACGAGAGCATCTCCATGCTTTTTCCGTAAACCTGATTCTCTGCGTAAAGCGCTGGCACCCGAAGATCGCCTGTCATCGTGTCGCCGTCCTTAGCAACGTTCTCGGGGTGGCTATGATCCGCCGGCGGAAAGGTCTCGGGGACGCCGGTATGGTTCTCCCATGCGAGGTAGTATTCACCATGTTTACCGTCAAGCATGTCAGCGTCCAGGCCTTTGCCATGACCCACATCCTTGAGGGCGGCGCCCTTGAGTTCCAACTCGGTGCGAAATAGTGCAGCCGTCCCCAGGGCCAGTAGCTTCTTGGTGTACGCGGTTGGGGCTCCCTCGCCCAGACGCGTATCAAGCACCTTTTTCAGCAACCACGAGGTGATCGCCCTTAACTTGTCGGTACCGGCCTTCCCCTCAGACTCATCTGCCAGTTCTACGATGCCAGGGGTAGCGGTTGTCGCCGCCGGAACGATGAAGTTGGTTGCGCCGAAGGTGATCTGCTGTACGTCGATATCTGCGAAAATGGCATCCACCGCAAGCAGCATCATCGCGGCGGCGGATTTTCCGAGCAACAGGGTTGGCTGGCTGTAGACAGCAAAAAGGGTGCCGTCGGATAGATAGAACCCGAAGCCATAACATTCGTAAACAGCAGTCGAGTCGTCGCGGATCGACACATGAATGGTGTCATTGGCCGTGACCGTACCACCGATTCCGTCACCGTCAATGCGCTTGATCTCGTTTGGCAGCTCGGTGAGTGAGGCCGAGACGGCGAAGGGTGCGTTGGCGATGCCAGCGTAGCTGACCAGCAGCTCGTTGGTGCCGGTGTTGGGCGGGTTGACCAGCGCAGCGCGGCCGGCGTTTGTAACTTGGAGCTTCAGTCCAGGCATGGGAATTCCAGTTATTCGGCATCCACAAGCAGGCGGCAATAGACGGCCACTCGTGCGACAGCTAGCACGCCAATACGTGCCTCTGCTTGGAAGCCTTGGGTAAATGTGAAATGGGATCGGACTGGCTTGGTGCGTTCGACCTCTGCGATGACTTCCTCGACGAACCGGGCGCTGGCACTCTGTCCATCGGCACCGGTCAGCGTCAGCGCCAGCTCGAAGGTGTGCGGCTGGCCGCGCGGCTCCTGCTGCCACCACTCGCGGATGGCCACTGCGCCGCCAAACGACTCGACCACCATCCGCACGCTGTTGGCGGTGCCCTTGCGGCGTTGGATCGCCATGGCGCTGCGCAGGCGCGAGCGCTTGACCGCATCGCTCCAGTCAGCCTTCCAGTCATCGACAGATAGCGTCCACGCCAGCCACGGCAGATGGCCTGCGGGGCACGTGTCCGGATTCCACAGGTCTGGATACGGCAGCGGGATCGCCTCCAGGCGCTCGGTGACGGCGGCCAGGGCGCGTTCCATCGGCGTGGCATTGGGCGGCAGCGGGGAATTACTCATCGATGCCGGCGTGCACGATGTCGATCGCGATGCAGTAAGCGGCCTGCGTGCGGCTGATCCGGATGTCGGCGGCAGGCGAGTCCAGCTCAACACGCTGCACGCCATCGACAAACAACTTTGCCTTGATGGCTGACTCGGGGACGTCGCGGCCGATGCGGTGTGCCTCAGCAAGATAGGCCAGCAAGCTGCGCATCGCCTCGCGCATGACCACCGTCGAGTCGGGGCCAGCGTAGGTGTAGACGCGCCCACGAATGGCGTACAGGACGATCTGAGCGCTTTGGACATCTACCTCGTCGGTCAAGGGGCGCACATCGGCATCAGTGAGGACGGCGGCTACTTCGTCGAGCAGTTCCTGCGGCGCGGTGCCATCACCGGTGCGCGACTGCACGGTGACCAGTACTTGCCCAGGCGCGGGGCTGGTCGCGCTGGCGTCCATGACATCGGCTGACGCGCTCAACGCGTGATAGATGTAAGCGCCCTCGGGGCCAGCAACACTGAAGCCCTCCGGCGCCAGCTGGATCCGGCGGCGGAAGTCCACGTCTGACTCGTAGGTCGGTGCAACGCCGTTCTCCGGTTGGCCCGGATCGAGCACCAGACGCGCAACGCCGAATAGCGCGCCGAGGTGATCGAGGTTGGTGCCGATGGCGAAAGCCAGCATCGTCTGCTGAGCCTTGTCGTTGGCGCGTTGGCGAATCAGTAGCTCGCGGGCCGCAAATAGTTGCAGGATCTTGTAGACCGGGTCGGATTCGGTGAGCGCAGAGAACTCAGGCATCAGCCTGCGGAATTGCTCAAGCGCATCGGAAAAAATCGTCTCGAAGTCCAGCGCCTCAATCAGGTCTGGAGCTTGAAGTTTCGAGAGATCTACCGCAGTGAAGGAGGCCATTTCGCGAGCAGATATGAAGACGCGTATAGCGTCACTTCGCAATGGCCGTGAGCCAACCAGCTTGCCACGTAGGACGCGCGCTTACTGACTCAAGTGCTCGATGAGCATGTCGCGGATCTGTTCGTGGTCGCCGGCAGTCAGTCCCAACAACACGCGTTTCTCATAGCGTGCCCTTGGACCACCAGGCCGCACTTGCTCGGTCAGACCCTCTTGATGCGTGCGCGCAATGCGCGACACACGCCCCACGAATCCCACGCTCACAGCATTGGGACTGGCACTGACCTTGAAGAACTTGGCCTGCCGCAGCTTGGCAAACATCTTCGCGCGTTTGATCCGCCCGGCCTTCTGCCGCAGCAGCTGCTTGCGCGGTGCGTAAGGCGAGCCATCGGGCGCCTGTTGCTTCCCGATGCGCTGGCTCTGCGAGCGCCTTAGCTCCGTTCCGATCTTGCGGGCCAGCGTGCGACGCTCGTCTGGCTGCAGGCGTGCCAGTAGTGGCGCCGCCCAGTTCTCCAGCGCGGTCAGCTCATCCATGTGGGATCGATCGTCGGCTCGGGCGCGTGGGCCATGTCGTAGCCGCCGCCATCCTTTGCGGTCACGACCACGCGTTCGGTCAGCGGCAACTTGATCGACAGATCCACGGCATCGTTGGCGAGGATGTCGGCCTCGAAAGCGATGTCGCCACGGCGCGCCGGGTTGGAGAGCAGCTCGGACTGATTGACCTGCACCCATTCCAGCAGCGGCAGCATCACGCTGTCCGGGTGGCCGGCGTAGTCGGTCAGGATCAGGTTGAGCGTGTACTGGTACTCGAACGATAGCCCCGGCTGGAACGTGCTGACCAGGCTACCGGCGTCGATGAACACCAGCAGCCGGTCGGCGTCGCGCGCAAGGTCGGGCAATGCCGCCACCAGATGCGCGCGCAGGCTGGCGGGCTTGATCATGGCGCCGGCACCGGTGCGTGCAGGTCGATCCAGTCCTGCAGCGCGCTCAGTTGCGCGGCGGTGGCGTGGCAGCTGGTGTAGTTGTCGACGACGGTGCCGGCAATACCAGAGAGCGTAATGCCTGCGGCCGGCGCATCAGGATCTCCGGTGGGCGGCCCGGCAGGGTTGCCCGAGGCGGCGGCGTCATGCAGCCGCACAAAGCCAGCAGGGATAGCGCAAGCAGCGTCTGCTTTCTGGGTGACATAGATCGGGATCTCGCGGGTGATGGTGGTGCCGGCTTCGCGCACGATCTGCACGCGGTCGACGTACTGCGTGACGACGGTGGTGGAGCCTTTGGCGCTGTCGCGTTCCGCCTCGGCCCGACGCTTGGCCTGCAGCGCGGCGTCGCGGTCTTTCTGCGCGGCGCTGACGCGCTGCTCCTGCCACACGCAGCCACCGACGAGCACTGCAATCAGCGCCAGAAGGATGATCAGGCGCGTGACCATCAGCTGACACCCAGGATCTGCAGGGCGCGCTTCGTGCGCGTGACGCGATCGCTGTAGCCTTCGGGCAAGCGCTTGGCGCGCACGTTGCCCAGGTTGATTTTGCGGCCCAGGCCCAGCACGTCGCCCGTATCGGCCAGCGCGTTCAGGCCATTGTCTTGCCAGTACGCCGCCGCACCCAGTGCGCTGGGTTCGATCTGCAGCAACAGATCCGGCTGCTCTTCCACCGGCAAGCCGATCAGCACGCCGACGCGGCGGTAGTTGCCACGGAAGGTGTGCTGCATCGGACCACGGCCCCGGTGGCGATAGCCATCGCCGCTGGCTTCGTTGCCGTTGCCCAGGCGGTCGGCGTAGACGAAGTTGGCCAGGCCCTCCGGGTTGCGTAGGAACTTGGGCGCCTGGGCCGGCGTGATACGCGCGCCAAACACTTCCAGCAGCCGAGCGCTGGTGGTGTAGGTCAGCCCTTCTTCCATGCGCGACAGGCTTAGGCTTTCGTGGCCGACCTGGCCGAGCCAGTGCGCGGCGCGGCGCTGGGTGGTGATGCCGAAGCGGTTAGCTGCGGCGAGCAGCGGTCCATGCCAACGCTGGGCGCGTTGCGGCGAGCACTGCATGATCGAGGCGAGCTGGGTATCGGTGAACATCAATCGACCTTCAGGATGCGCGCCACATTGCCCTGGGCGCGGTAGGTGAGCACCGCCAGCACGATCAACGTGCCCAGGTGCCAGAGACTGACTTGCGAGCCGGCGCCGGCCAGCAAGATGTGCAGCGCCTGGCCGCCAGTGCTGGCGATCAGCAACCACGCGCACCAGCCGGCGCCGCGTCGATGGCGTGCGTCGACCGGGCGGTGGTAGGTAAGCAGGCGGACGCAGATGGCGAGTGAGGCCATCAACGTCAGGACGGTGACCAGGCTATGCACTGGGCGGACCTCCACGACGTAGGAAGGAAAAGTCGAACGACTTGCTCTTTTCGATCAGGCCCAGCGTCACCGTGATCGCGCACGCCGCACTGGCGAAGGCGGCTACGCCGCTGGACTTGATCGGCAACCAGCGCAGGATTTCCGGCGCCAGCTGGTAGCCGGCAATCACGCTCACCGGGAAGTAGATCAGCCGCGCCAGCAGCGGCTGCTTGGCGGCGGACACCACGAACAACGCGCCGCCCGCGAAGGCGCCGATCAGCGCGTCGCCGTCGATGCCAGGCAGCACAGAGGCAAGGCCCACACCGGTGGCGATCAAAAAGCCGCTCGATACGGAGGTGGGTTCGGTCATCGGATCAGTCCCATAGCTGCACAAGCGGCGTCATCGCCGCCGTGGTGGTGGTTACCTCGGGCAACTCCACCGGCGTGCCGTGCGGGAGCACGGCGCCCAGTTCGGCCAGGCCGGGATTGAGGAGATAGGTGCGCTCGACCAGGCCGGCCGTGCTGCCCAGGTGGCGCCAGCACAGCAGGTCGACGGTGTCGCCCTGCATGGCGTGCACGCGCATCAGATGAGCTCCACCGTGCTGCGCGGTAGGTTCTGCAAGTCGCGCACGGCCCAGCGCTGGTCACGGCGTAGCTCGGTGATGCTCGGCGACAGGTCGTCGGCGCGTTGATTGGCGCTGTCAGTCGCGTCGAAGCTGCGGTAACGCTCTGCCACCTCGACGGCGGTGGCACACGCAACGGCGCGCAGGTACAGCTGCACGCGGCGCGGGACGCCATCGACGGTGGTGCTGGGCACATCGGCCAGCGCTGCGTAGCCGGCACGCTGCTGCGTGTCGGCCCAGGTCTGCAACTCATCGTTGACCGCCAGCATGGCGGCTACGATCGCGTGACGTAGCCGCGCATCGGTCACGGTGCCATCCAGGCGCATGCTCGCCCGCACGCTGGTCGGTGCGATCGCTGGCCAGAACGGCGCATTGGCGATCGCATCAGGCGTGGCGCTGGTGGTGCCGGTGGCAGTGAATCCGCTCATGGATGGCTCGGAAGAGATCGCCGGTGGTCGGGGCGTCACCGCAGCGATGCATTGCTGTGGATCGGCCCCGAGCCGGCGAGGGTTGCGGGGACGCTCGGTTATGCGCTGTCGCCTGCAGGCTCAGCGCTGAACTTCTTCAAGAGACGCTCGGCGCGCTCCAGATCCTTCTTGCCGCCGCAGCTGCCGTGCAGTGCGATGGCGCGCTGCAGGTCGGCCACAGCTGCGGCGGCGATCGGCTGCGCCTGGTCGGCGGGCGTCTCGTCGGTGATGTCTGCCAGCGAGGCGCGGGCGAGCGCCAGGTGCAGCTTGGCGCGCACCTCATCAGGCATGTCCTGCTCGGCGGTCAGGGTGGCGGTGTCGGCCAGGACCGCCGCATTGAAGGCCTGGCCGGTCTTCTGCGCCGACAACGCTGCCTCGGCAACTTCCTCGGCCAGCACGCAGCCCACGGTGCGGGAGAAGCGGTCGGGCATCTGCAGGCCGTGCTTGAGCACGTAGGCGCCCAGCTCCAGCGCGCCGGCATAGTCGCCGGCATCAATGCGCCAGACCATGCACGTCAGGACGATCTCGTCCTGCGCGCCCTGGCCACCGGCCAGCACGCCAGCCAGATACGGCACGTAGGTCGGCAGCAGCTGCACCTTGAGTGCAGCCTTGCCTTGCGTGGACTGGATCTGCTTCAGCCGCAGGCGATCGCTTTGCAGCTGCGCCATGTGCTGCTCGTAGGCCGTTGCACCGGCCATCAGCTGGTGCGGAGCGCGCTGCGCCGCTTCCAACTCGGCGAGCACGCGGCTGTGGTGACGCTTGGCGGGACTGTCGGCCATGGCTTAGGCCTCGATCTCGATGTGCTCGACCACGCAGCCCAGGCCGTAGTCTTCGACCACGTAGGCATCGTTGGAGGACTCGTAGTTCTCGATGCGATCGCGGGCGGGCACTTCCTGGATGTAACGGCGACGGCCGCCGGTCTGGTAGTAGATCGACAGGTTTGCCAGCGAGGTGACCATCAGCGCGCCGTCCGGCAGGTACGGCACCTCGGCCACCTGCAGGCCGCCGACGCGGCGCTGGCTCAAGATCAGGTCGGTGGCGATCTTCTCGCTGGCCGGCTGGTCCTTGTTGACCATCGGGAAATACTTGTCGTGCATCAGATCGCGGCCGAGCACCACCACCAGGCTCGGATCCTTGCGGTGCCACGGATCCAGCAGGTTGCTCACCACATCGAACACCAGCGCATCGAGGTTGCGGTAGTCCGCGCCATCGCCGGTGCCGATGACCACCTTGCCGGCCGTCTTGCCGCTCGCCAGCACGCGCTGGGCGGCGTTGGTGCGGTACTGCTGCAGCCAACCGATGTTGACGTCCTCCAGCAGCGGGAATGCGTCGCGGTTGGTGTCGGCGGCGGCATGCGTGCCGTTGAAGCCGATCTGCAGACGGTCCAGCGCCTGGCGCTTGACGATGGCATCGCGCAGGCGCGCCTGGAAGTCCGGGAACTTGGCCCAGGCATCGAGCAGCGCATACGGAATCGCGGTGTCGAAGTCGGTCTTCTTGGCGACGTACTCGTTCTTGTCGAGTGCGGCCACGTTGCGCGGGGTGCGGGTATTGCCGGCGCCGGTGTCGGTGCGGCTGGCGATGCTGCCAGTGACGCCGATGCCCACCTTCTGGCCGGACAATTCGTCCACCGGGATGATGTTGATCTTGGAGAGGAACTCACTGGATTCCTGCATGCGCGTTTCCAGCTTCTGCTGCACGGTCGGATCGACGGCGAACGAGTGGAAGGCGGAGGTGATGCCGTTGAGCTTGGCGATCTGCTCGGCGAACTGGTTGAACTGCAGGCGGGTGGCGTTTTGCATGGTGGCTCCGAAGGTGGGGCGCTGGCGGCGTGTGTGTGTGTGCGTTGTGTGGGATCAGCAGTCGGTCAGCACGGCCGCGCCGCCGCCGGTGACCACCGGGCGTGTGGGCTGTGCGGGGTCGGCCTGCTGCGAGAGCGACTCGCGCAGCTGCGCCAGGTCGTTTGCAAGCTGTTCGTGCTTGGTCTTTTGCTCGGCGTGCTCGGCCTGCAGGCGGTTGAAGCGTTCGTCCTGACCGCGCACGTGCTCGGCGATCTCTTCGACGCCCTCGCCGAGATCGGCGAACTGCTCGGGCGTGATGCCGGTGGCGTCCTCGCTCTTGAGCGCAGTGCGGATCCGGCTCAGCAGATTGGCGACCGGGCCTTCGCTGACCTCGCTGAATTCCAGTGCGGTCTCTTCGGCGACGGTGAACAGGTTGCCCGGTGACTGCTTGCGATCGGCCAGCGGATTGGCCTCGGGGTTCTGGCCGGCGAAGCTGAGCATGGAGGTGCCCAGGCTGGCCGGCGAATCGGTCACGGCCAGGCCGACCAGATACGCTTTGCCGGTATTGGCGAACTTCTCCTGCACCTCGATGCTGGTGTAGAGCTTCTGCTTGGACTTGTTGATGGTGATCAGGTCGGCAGTCGGCTCGATCTGGGCGAACAGCGCCAGGCGCTTGCTGCCGTCGATCTCCACCTCTTCGGCCTTGACGGCGGTGACATCGCCATACGCACGGAACGGTGAGTCCGGCAGCAGGCTGCGCATGTGCTCGATCCAGATGCGGGCGTTGTAGGTCTCGCGGTTGTAGGTCGCGGCCATGTCCTCGATCCAGTTGCGCTGAATCGTGCGGCCATCAGTGGTGGCGCCTTCGACGGCCACGCGGAACCAGTTGGAACGGAACTTCTTGGCCTTGGCCGACATGGGTGTCCTCTGCGCTGGATGCGTTTGCGATGACCCATGGTCAAACGCGACGCACAACGCAGCAACGCAATCACCGTGTAAACCAGGCGATTACGCGTCGTTCAACTGTCGGGATTAAGAGGTGGGCTGCACCCTGGTCGGCATGCAAAGCGTTGCCACCCAGCTCCCGATGGACACCCGCAGACAGGCCAAGTTCCTGTACTGGATGGGATGGCGCGTGACCGAAATTGCGCAGGCCATCGGCGAGAACGACAAGACTGTACACAGCTGGAAGGCGCGTGACGAGTGGGATCGCGCAGACAACGTTGAGCGCATCGGTGGCGCGCTCGAAGCGCGCTTGGTTGTGTTGATTATGAAGCCGGAGAAGTCCGGCGGCGACTTCAAGGAAATCGATCTGCTGCATCGGCAGCTGGAGCGCCAGGCGCGCATCCAGCGCTACCAGGGCGGCGGCAACGAGGCCGACTTGAATCCGGCTGTCGCCAATCGCAACGCTGGCCCGAAGAAGAAGCCCAAGCGCAACGACTTCACTGAGGAACAGGTCGAGCAGCTGACCACCGCGTTCATCGAGGGCTGCTTCGACTACCAGCGCGATTGGTACCGGGCGAGCAACGAGCGCACCCGCATCATCCTCAAGTCGCGCCAGATCGGTGCCACGTACTACTTCGCTCGCGAGGCGCTGATCGATGCGCTCACCACCGGGCGCAATCAGATCTTCCTCAGCGCCTCCAAGGCGCAGGCGCATCTGTTTCGCGGCTACATGCAGCAGTTTGTGCGCGAGACGATCGACGAGACGCTCTCCGGCGGCGACAGCATCGTGTTTCCCAATGGCGCCGAGCTGTTCTTCCTGGGCACCAATGCGCGCACCGCGCAGGGCTACCACGGCAATTTCTACTTCGACGAATTCTTCTGGACCTACGGGTTCAACGAATTGAACAAGGTCGCCAGCGGCATGGCGATGCACAAGAAGTGGCGGAAGACCTACTTCAGCACGCCATCGAGCATGGCCCACGAGGCCTACACGTTCTGGACCGGCGAGCGCCGCAACAAGGGCAAACCGGCCGTCCAGCGGATCCAGATCGATGTCTCGCATGACGCGCTGGCCGGTGGGCGCCGCTGCCAGGATCGCGCCTGGCGGCAGATCGTCAACATCCTCGACGCCCAGCGCCGTGGCTGCGACCTGTTCGACATCGACGAACTGCGCGAGGAATACAGCCCGGACGCCTTCGCCAACCTGTTGATGTGTGAGTTCGTCGACGACGGCGCCAGCATCTTCCCGCTGGCGATGCTGCAGCCGTGCATGGTCGATAGCTGGGTCGAGTGGGGCCAGGACTACAAACCGTTTGCTGCGCGCCCCTACGGCGATCGCGCGGTGTGGATCGGTTACGACCCGGCCGAGACCGGCGACACCGCCGGCTTGGTCGTGCTGGCGCCACCGCAGCTGCCTGGCGGCAAGTTCCGGCTGCTGGAGCGGATCCAGTTCCGGGGCATGAACTTTGCCAAGCAGGCGGCCGAGATCGAGCGCATCACGCGCCGGTACTGGGTGACCTACATCGGCATCGACACCACCGGCATGGGTAGCGGCGTGGCGCAGCTGGTGAAGCAGTTCTTCCCGAATCTGGTCACCTTCAGCTACTCGCCCGAGGTCAAGACCCGCTTGGTGCTCAAGGCGTTCGACGTCATCCACAACGGCCGGCTGGAGTTCGATGCTGGCTGGACCGACGTGGCGCAGTCGTTGATGGCCATCCGCAAGACAATGACGGCCAGCGGCCGGCAATCCACCTTCACCGCTGGCCGCTCGGAAGAGACCGGCCACGCGGACCTGGCGTGGGCACTGTTCCACGCGCTGCAGAACGAACCGCTGGAAGGGCGCACCGCGCGCAACTCCGGCTTCATGGAGATCTCTTGATGTTGACCGACCAGCTGCCCGCCCCCGCGCCTGCAGCGCCAGCTGTGCCCGCACGCACCGAGGCGTTCACCTTTGGCGACCCGACGCCGGTACTCGATGGGCGCGGGGTGCTGGACTATCTGGAGTGCTGGCAGAACGGGCGTTGGTACGAGCCGCCGGTGGCGCTGGATGGCCTGTCCAAGACCACGCGCAGCAATCCGTTCCTGCAGTCAGGGCTGATCTTCAAGCGCAACATGCTGGCGCGCACCTTCAAGCCGCATCGGCTACTCACGCGCGAGGCCTTCGAGCAGCTGTCGCTGGACTGGATCACGCTGGGCAATGGCTACCTTGAGCGCCGCCGCAACCGCATGGGCGGTGCGCTGTCGCTGGCTGCGCCGTTGTCCAAGTACATGCGGCGCGGCATCACCGAGGGTGAGTACTTCCAAGTACGCACCTGGCATGACGAGCACGTGTTCGAGCCGGGCAGCGTGTTCCAGCTGCGCGAAGCCGATGTCGATCAGGAGCTCTACGGCCTGCCCGAGTGGATGCCGGCGATGCAGTCCGCGCTGCTCAACGAATCGGCCACGCTGTTCCGCCGCAAGTACTACAACAACGGCTCGCACGCCGGTTTCATCCTGTACCTGACCGACCCGCAGCAGAGCCAGGAAGACGTCGACGCGCTGCGCAACGCCATGAAGGGCGCCAAGGGGCCGGGCAACTTCCGCAACCTGTTCCTGTACTCGCCAGGCGGCAACAAGGACGGGCTGAAGCTGATCCCGGTCAGCGAAGTGGCGGCCAAGGATGAGTTCAGCGGCATCAAGGGCATCACCCGCGACGACATGCTGGCCGCGCTGCGGATCCCGCCGCAACTCATGGGCATCGTGCCGCAGAACGCAGGCGGCTTCGGATCGATCCGTGAGGCCGCTGCCGTGTGGGCCGCCAACGAGTTGGAACCGCTGCAGGCGCGCATGCTGAAGATCAACGACTGGGTAGGCGATGAGGTGATCTCGTTCACCCCGTACGCGCCGCCCGCGACCGCGTAATCCTTTCCCACCGCAAGACCACGCAATGCTCAAGAACCTCCGTTGTGGCGAATGCGCCCGCCTGCTGTGCAAGGCCGGCGCCTTCGATGAAATCCAGATCAAGTGCCCGCGTTGCGGCACGCTCAATCACCTGAAGGCCGAGAGCCTCACCTCCGATCGCCGCGAGCGAATCCAAGAAGGCTCTCACCATGAAAAACCAGCTCCTGCAGGGCGACGCCCTGACCATCCTGCCCACGCTCGAAGCGAATTCGTTCGACGCGCTGATCACTGATCCGCCGTATGCCAGCGGCGGTCTCACTGCTGTGGCACGGGCCAAGCCGCCATCGCAGAAGTACGTCCAAGGCGGTGGCGCGCAACTGCATGCCGACTTTGTCGGTGACGAACGCGACCAACGCTCGCACCTGAAATGGATGCACCTGTGGTTGTCCGAATGCGCGCGTGTGCTCAAGGACGGCGCACCGGTGCTGCTGTTTACCGATTGGCGGCAGCTGCCGCTGACCACCGACGCGCTGCAGATCGCCGGCTTCACCTGGCGCGGCATCACTGTCTGGGACAAGACCGAGGGCGTGCGGCCGCAGCTGGGGCGCTTCCGCAACCAGGCCGAATACATCGTCTGGGGCAGCAAGGGCAACATGTCGCTTGATCGGCGTGCGCCGGTGCTGCCAGGTGTCATCCGTGAGTCGGTACGCAAGGCCGACAAGCATCATCTAACCGGGAAGCCTACAGAGCTGATGAGGAAGCTCGTGCAGATATGTGAGTCCGGAGGGCGGATCGTAGACCCGTTTGCAGGTAGTGGCACAACGCTTTGTGCCGCCGACCTGGAGGGCTTCCAATGGCTTGGTATTGAGCTTGATTCGACCTACTTCAATATCGCCGACCAAAGGCTAAGAGATGCGGCACCTAAATCTCTGGCCTAG